GAGGGCCACAAGACCATTGACGGCATCACCAAGGGTTGCATCGGATGTGGACAGCGGAGGGGCAGAACGCAGAGCTGCCAGAGACGCACGGCGGCGGCGAGTCGGGGGGATAGAGAAGGCTGCACGGACTTCAGGCTTCAGTTCACGCTTCATGGAATCCAGCTCGGCATCCAGGAGAGCAATGGCCTCACGTTCCTTTTCCCGATCTGCCATGAACTCCTTGAACTTAGAGTCGGTGACCAGAGGCTTGATCGCCTCCCAGATCGTCTTGCCATCGAGCGACAGGAGGTTTTTTCCACCCTGAATGAGCTTCTCACGCAGGATGTAGACGATATAGACGCAGAACAGAGCCACACCCGTCTGTCCCGCAATCACTCCGCTTCCAGCCGCAACCTGAGCAGAGAACTCTAGGGCAGTCAGGGTGTTGGTGAACATCGTTCCAAAGGTAGGCATGGCAGCAGATACATTGATCAGTCCGTTGACTACAGCTGTTCGCAGACCCTCGTTGACTCCTACGACCACCGCCCCTGCCGCCGACGCCCACTTGAGAGCCCCTACAATATCTACCGGTGTGGCCTCGGCCTCCGCACTCTTGGAATCAATAGCCGACGCCATATCGGTGGTGATCTTGTCGACCGTGGTGGCTCCACGACGGCACTGCGTAGTAAAGAACTTCGCAATCGCACCTCCTAGTTCACGGAACCCGCCACCGACCTTCCGGCCACGCCGCCGCCGTCCGCCCGTTGCCCCTGTCTCTGGAACACCGAGGCCCACCACAGCTTCGGACATGACATCCGCCAGCTCAGGGTCGCATCCCCCCTTGTAGACTTCTGCAATTGTCGTTAGAACTTCATCCGCAGACGCTGGAACCCCTGCCTTTGCCGCAGAACCGTACTTGTGTAGCAGGGTCACCAACCACTCTGGACGATTCCCTGATGGAAGTTCAATACCCTTGGATTTGGCCATATCGATGAGAGCGGCCACCGCCGACTGACCAGAAGAAGACATTATTCATACCCGAGAACAAAATTAATCAAGAAGAGATGGTGTATATATAATTTGAACCGCTGGCACCATCAAAGGCTACAAATGAAAGCTTGTTCTGACTGCTAATGACTGGCGAAGTCCTTATAGTTCCTGGAGTAATATACTGAAACAGATTGGGTCCAGCCGTATTGAACGCAACTGGCGTAGACGAGGACGGAGGGGTAGGATAGCGATACACCGCAGTGGGGGCACATACATACAAAGACCCCCCACCGTCAATGACTGGTGTTATGTTGCTTAGAACATTACTCTCAAAGGATCTCCAGAAACTACCTACGTTTCCTCCCGACGAATCAATAAATGCCCCAGGAACACCGAGGAATCCGCCAGCAGCATACAGGATTCCGCTTGTTGTTGTAAAATACAACCAAGTCGTGCCTTGGAAATCAGTGAATAGCAAGGGAGATGACTGGAGCATTCCTATTCCAGACAAGGTCACAACCGTATCTGCTCCTCCTCCGAATCGGGTAGGGGTCTTGTTGATTATGTATATGGTGTTGGATGCAAATGTTGCCAGTAGATTGCCTGATAGGAAAGGAGCATTACATATCGGCAGGGTTCCAGTTGGATATGTCCAATAATTCGATCCAGTTGCTGCACTGTAGGATACCACGTTTCCTCCGAGAGTTCCGGCAAATATAGATACGCCGTCAGTGACCAACGAACTCTTGAACTGATCCCCTGGTAGAGTATTGCTCCATACTGTATTCCACGATGTAGTGTCAAGAGCAAGTATGGTGTTGCCGAAGGCAGCAATAAGCTGGGATTGAGTATCCAGAAATAATGGAGCCCCCGCAATCTGCTGGGTAAAATTGCTGCTGTATCGGACATTTCCATTCTGGTCTATAACCTTCAAGAGTCTGGAATCAGTGATAAAAGCTACCAGACCTGTAAAGGAAGCAACAACGGGAGTAGACACTGTAGTTCTCTGGGGAACTTCGTAGAGAAGTGTTGGGAATCTTGTGCCTCCAGAGGTGTTAAGAACATTGAGCATTCCAGACCGTGTCATGAAATAGAGGTATCCCTGCGGCCCAAACGACATTGGAAAGGAAGATGTTTGAAAGGAAAGGTCTTTAATACTTGTTGAACTGGCAGAGAGACGCAGGGATGACAACACCCCCGTGCTCACAAACAATTTTGTAGATTGTGAGGTTGGTGTTTCCACGGGGTAGATTGGGGGGACTGGTGTAGGTGGTGGCGGCGGCGGGTTCGGATTTACCCGCCCAATTGGTATTGTCGGACACAGGATGGTAACAGTATTGATACACGAATACCGAACTTGTCCAGGTCCATCTCCAGGAGATGGGCGTTTTACCGCAACTTTTTGTGGGTAAGCGAATGACCAATACTCGGTAGGATTGAACGGCACTACCGATTTCTTACAGTATCCTGGAGCTGGTAGACCACAATTCGGGAAAAATGGCGATGGAACGGGAGCTGCGATTGGGGACCGGACAAATATATTGAATACTACCTTCGTGAAGAGCTGAGCGCCAAACGAATTTAGGCTTGTAATATATAGGGCTCCCTGTGGATCCACTGCAATTTGGTTCGGATTGATGAACTGGTAGTCCTGGGCAAAACTTGATACCGTGTTACTACCTCCACCTGCAATAAGGATACTTGTATTTTTAACTATATTGTAGAGATATACTCCTGGAAAAGCCGACTTGGTCTGGGTATACAGAATATCGGTTGGTGTCAATACTGCGAGGCTGGTTATTTCGCTTTCTGGAGCTGCAGCGGTGGCAGACTGAAGCGTATTTTGTCCGGATGTGAAATCAAAGTAGTAAATATTTCCAGTGTAACTGTCTGCTGTATAAATGCGTGTTTCATCTTCACTCAGAACAAGTCCAGTAAAAATTGAATTTGAACCGGCTGGTTGCTGAAAAACTAGATTCACCTGTCCCTGGCCGTAATTGTCTACAGTAGAGATCGCATTGCCGTTTGCACTAATGAAATATACAGTGTTCTGTGAATTAATAGCTACTCCACCGGTATTTGAACCGAACGCTGGGATATTCTTTATATTTCCTGATGATGCCAACGGGATCCGAAGAAACTGTCCGTCAGACGGTGCACTCAGAAAAAGATACTTCCCCGCTGGATCAGTTGTTAAGGACGTAATTGTTCCACTCAAGGTTCCAGTATATCCTGTGATAGTAATCTGGGTGAAAACCGACTCGTCATATTTGTAGACACGGCCATTCGACGTTCCGAAATAGAAGTTGTTCAAGTAATACCCAAACCCAAACGACGATGGGGCTAGACACATGGCTGAAATCTTGTCGCCGTTTAGAGCCGTCTGTAAATTCAGTGAATACTCGACGGTGGCTCCGCTCATTATACTGGACATGGAGAATTACACGTAGGGCTTCACGAGAAGTAGTGAGATGGCATCGTGGATAACGGCTCCCCAATACGCTTCATACCATGACCTCTCGAATCCCAGAATCATGACCGCAATGACGACAATCGAACGCAGGAATGTATTAATCAGAACGTTCGACGTTGGAACGAAGAATATGTCCATTTCAGTCTAGCGAAGAAAAAAATATTGGAGAGGCGAACGCAGTCTGGTAGGGGAAACCCGCCGTGGCGATGTGCCGAGAAAAAAATAATGTCCGTTAGGAGCATAACAAACAATGGGAGGCGGACTTATGCAGCTCGTCTCGTATGGTGCGCAGGACATCTACATCTCCGGCAACCCCCAGATTACGTTCTGGAAGGTTCTCTACAAGCGCCACACCAACTTCGCCATGGAGGCGATTGAGGTGACGTTCAACGGCCAGGCCGACTTCGGACGCCGTGTCACGGCTGTCATTAGCCGCAATGCCGACCTGATGTACCGCACGTACATCCAGGTGACGCTCCCCCAGATTGTGCTGGCGGTCAACAACACCCGCTTCCGCTGGCTCAACTACGTTGGTCACCGCCTGATCAAGCAGGTCGAGATCGAGATCGGCGGCTCGCGCATTGACCGCCAGTACGGCGACTGGATGCAGATCTGGACGCAGCTGACCCAGCCCGTCGGCACCCAGGTGTCGTTCGACGACATGGTTGGCAACTCCGCCGACCTCGTTCTGCTGAAGGACTCTGCCGGTGTCGCCCTGGATGCCACGTGCGCCGCCTCGGAGGCCACCAACTCGTGCTTGTCCCGTGCCGGCTGCCCGCTCAAGACGCTGTACATCCCCCTCCAGTTCTGGTACTGCCGCAACCCCGGCCTGGCCATCCCGCTGATCGCCCTCCAGTACCACGAGGTGCGCATCAACGTCGAGTTCGAGCAGAACTACAACTGCTGCTACGCCGAGATTGCGTCGCTGACGCCTTCGACGGTCCAGCCGGTGTCCACTGGCACGATCAACCTGGGCAACGGTGTCACGGCCGTCTCCCAGCTCCAGCTGGTTGCCGCCTCGCTGTACATTGACTACGTCTACCTCGACACGGAGGAGCGCCGCCGCTTCGCCCAGCAGTCGCACGAGTACCTGATTGACCAGCTCCAGTTCACGGGCGACGAGACGGTCACGGCCTCCTCGAACAAGATCCAGATGAACTTTAACCACCCGGTTAAGGAGCTGATCTGGGTAGTCCAGCGTGACTCGTTCGTTGACTGCAACGCCCCCCCGACGCCGTGGATCCAGGAGGCGTACGGACAGCAGCCCTTCAACTACTCCGATGACTGGTCGACGGAGGGCATCGTGACGGCTGTCCTGGGCCGCGGCGCCCTCGCCACCAACGGTGTGGGCACCCCGGCGTCGGGCATCCCGACCTACTCGCTGTCGGCGGGTGCTGGTGCCGGCCAGCCCACTGGACAGGCCCCGGCGCTCCCTTACCTACCCGGTCTGGGCCTCGCCTCGGGTGCCGGTCTGTCTACGGGCTCGGCCATCTACGATGGCTCGTCCGGCCAGTCCGACCAGTTCTTCGAGGGCACGACCAACTACCTGCTCGCCAAGGTCATCCTCGCCTCGAACGTCAAGTGCGAGGGCAAGAACCCTGTGGAGGTTGCCAAGGTGCAGCTCAACGGACAGGACCGCTTCGACGAGCGCGAGGGCCGCTACTTCGACAAGGTGCAGCCGTGGCAGCACCACTCGCGCACGCCGTCGGTGGGTGTCAACGTCTACTCGTTTGCCCTGAAGCCCGAGGAGCACCAGCCCAGCGGCACGTGCAACTTCTCGCGCATTGACAAGGCGACGCTCAACCTGACGCTGTCCGTCAACACAGTCCAGTCGGCGCGCACGGCCAAGGTCCGCATCTACGCCGTCAACTACAACGTGCTCCGCGTCATGTCCGGCATGGGCGGCCTGGCGTACTCCAACTAAACGCCAAACCGTATGGTTCTGGTGTTTTGTTGTGTGTGTTTAACTAAAAATTAAGTAGTCCCGGCAACGGGGCTCAATATACACCGCAAACGTGGTTCATATTGAGTTATTTACTTCTTCACCTGAATTGCGTAGCCAACGCAGCCATCCATCGCCTTGGCATAGATTAATTGCGTATAGTCCCTACAGTATTCGTCTACCGCCTGTTTAACACCAAACTCGTAACGGGTCTGCGCCTTCTCCATATTCATCTCATAATCGTGTCCCATGATCCATCCGCCAGACTTAATCTTCTGGTGTGAAAGAAGCAAATCTCTCAAACATCCTTCGTATGCATGATCTCCGTCAATATAAATCATATCAAATGTGTTATCTGGGAACGTCCGCAGAATTCCGCCAGAATTGCCCTTGTAGAATTCTACCTTCGGATCATTCTTATATTTCGCAAGAAGTCTAGTATGAACATCTCCCATGTTCACATTATATTTCACGAAGTTCCCGTCCTGATTTCCGGAACACGTGATACCTTCAAATAGATCAATACTTACTAGACGTGTGGGGGCGCAGAGTTCGTAACACTGTTCCAGAAACTCTCCCTCGAATGTTCCAACTTCCGCAATGACTCCTCCCTTCGGAACAAGGGCTTCCACCATCTGCTGACGTGTATCAAAATACTGCATGTGTATTGACTATACTGGGTTTACACGTGTAAACACATTTAGGTATCGCATTTCTAGTTACAACAAGATGATGGTATCCGGCGCATACTATCAACAACAGTGTAAGTGGAACCTTGATAATCGCTACCCTATACGCAAATGGTCATCCTTCCTCGACTTGACATCTGGAGACTCAGTTTTTATAAAAGTATCAGACATACCTTATTTTTTATCCTTGCGGCCTTCTAAACCTGTATCTCTTGTCGTCCACAACAGCGACGAGTCGTTCACGGATGAACTGTATCACAGTGTCAAACCATACGTGACAGACGTATCTGCCGTAAACTGTATTACTAAGCTTGCGAAACAACTACCACTAGGTCTTCGTGATCATCAATATGCCAGCCATCACGTTCTGCGCTCAGTCATGGACGAACCCCCTGTTCCCAGAGATATTCTGTGTCTTGTTAATTTTCTGGTGGCTACGAATCCGGTCGAACGCCAAGCAGTGTATGACCAGTTCAAAAACAACCCTCGCTATCTTGTGCAGCACGAGTATATGTTCTATGATTACCGGAAGTCCCTCAACTTCAGTGATGAAGAGACTCAGCGGCGCCGTCTAGACTTCTACCGAACACTGAAGCGATGTAAGTATGCTCTCTGTCCAGCAGGGACTGGGATTGATACACATCGAGTCTACGAATGTATGAACCTCGGGGTTATACCGATTGTGAAGTCTTCACCACTCGATGCGTTATATTCTAGTATGCCTATGCCTATCAAGATTGTTAAGGAATGGTCAGATGCCCATTCACTAGTCTAATAATATATGCGTAAACAATAACATGAGGATTCTGGTCAAGTTTCCTACACGAGGACGTCCTGAAAAGTTTATGAAAGCACTGAAAGCGTATATTGACCTTGCGTCAAACAAGACTCTCATGACGTTCATCGTTACAATGGACAACGACGATGTCTCTGCGACCCCGGCATTTATCGAAACAGTGAAATCTATGCATACAGATATTCGGATATGTATAGGAACGTCCAATGGTAAGATCCACGCTATCAATCGAGATATGGACAAGGCTCCGCCGTTTGATATTTTACTCCTTGCATCGGATGATATGGTTCCAGAAATCAAGGCCTATGATGATACCATACGAAACACTATGGCCTTACATTTCCCCGATACAGACGGTGTTCTCTGGTTCAATGATGGAATTAAAGGTTCTGAACTGAATACTCTCTGTGTCCTAGGAAAGAAATACTACGACCGATTCGGATACATCTACTACCCAGGATACAAATCGTTCTTCTGCGATAATGAGTTTATGGACACCGCCAGGTCTCTGAAACGGCAAATATACTTTGACGTTATTCTTATACGCCATCTACACGTTATATATGATTTTTCTCTTGACGACGACACGTATCGGAGAAATGGTACCCAGGCAATTTACGACCAAGACAAAGATCTATACGAGTCTAGGAAAAATCAAAGGAAGCGCCTTTTCACGAAACAGATTGGCTTCGTGGCACGGTCGTT